CATGCGTCAAGGTGGAGAGAAAATCATGAACGATGCTCGCGGTGCTGCTTATTATGGCACCAATGGCCGCACACCGACTGAGGATGTGCCACTGAATTCCAACGCAGGTATCGTTAATAAAACCGCATTCGACTCCTCGTCTTACTGCCAACTGCTGCGTGATACCTACGGCACATACAAGGAATACATTCATCAAGAATACCGTGTGGCGTGTCCTCAAAAACTCGGCGCATTCTCGCTTCCAACAGGTAAGGCTATGGCCGAGAAGTACGCTCGCATGACGGCTCCCACCAAGGCTGGCGGCACGAAGTATAAGTACCCCGCACTTTATTACGGATACGCTAAGTCGTTCGGTGTTGATGGCCTCGACTTTGGTGACTGGTATCTGCCAGGTGTAGCTGAAGGTGCAATGCTGATGAGAGATGAAACCATCGCGGCTCTCTCACCCAGCATCAGCAAGATGGGTACCACCACTATCAATAGCTCCACGACCCGTTGGTTCGCCCAGAGGTACAACGTGTACTACGCTTGGTTCTTCTACGGCGCCTACGGCTCCCTCTACAACTACACCGTCAACGGCGGGTTTCGCTGTCAGGCGGTCACGCTTTTGAATATTGAATAATCTCTGCGAGGCGCGTCCCCGCGCCTCGCTATTACCTGCAAAATATGAATACATACAAGAAACCTCGCGGCAATAAGGCTAAGCGTGATAAAGAATCCATTCTTGCCGACACGAAGAACTTGCTTTATATCCTTTACGGCTGCATCCAGCGGATGCCGAAGATAGAACGTATCGAGGGTGCTCCGATGGAAATGAAGCGGGCAGCCAACGGCATCGTGGAGTCGTTTACCATCGCCAAGGAATGCCCCGAGGTACGCTTGCAAGAGATTCATAAAATGTTTGGTTGCTACGGGCGTCTGCTTGCCAATTTCGACCTCTGCATTGTGCAGGGGTTGATGACCGACAGTGACAAAGTGCGCGTGGCAACCATATTGGAACGGATAGACGAAGGCATTAAGAGGTGGCGTAACGCATCGCGCACGCTTAATCGTCAGGAGCAGCAGCAGGTCGGCACCGTCCACGATGCGCCAGCAATCGGCACCCAGTCGGAGCCGGCGCAGACGGCATGAGTGCAAGAGGTTGCTGTCAGTATGAGCAAGTAAAAGGGAATGCGGCTATCATTTATAGCAGAATAACCCGCATCCGTGCGGCACGCCAGTCGCAATCGGAGGGTATGACATTCCGACACTCCACGAACCGTTGGTTCGCCCAGAGGTACAACGTGAACAACGCTTGGATCTTCAACGGCAACAACGGCAACCTCAACAACAACAACGTCAACAACGGGAATCGCTGTCAGGCGGTCACGAATTTACTCAGGCTCACATCACAACAGATTAAGACGCATAAGGTCACATACAATGACTGAGGAACATATTACCAAGTGGCTAATTGAGACCATGTACGCCACACGCAAAAACAAGCGATACGGCCGCGACTCTATCGACTTCGAGCGCCAATGGGTGCCGGGATTGCGGCGCATGGCTCAGACGCTTGCCACTCGTTCATTCCGTGTGGAGCGCAACTACGCCTTCCTCACGTCCGTTCCGAAGTGGCGGGAAATCTTTGCCACGGAATTCCAGGGTCGCATGGCAGATCATCTGCTGTGCGACTCGCTTTCTCCTTATATCGAGCGCGAACTGCACCCGCGTACCTTCAACAACCGCATCGGTAAAGGTTCACAGGCTGCCATCAATCGGGTTATTGATGACATTGCCGAAGTGACCAACGGCTACCGCACCGAGGCACGCATCATCAAGTGGGACTTGAAGGGATTCTTCCCGAGCACAAACCTCGACATTATGTGTGGTATGTTCTGCGACCTTATCGGCCGCTATGCCGACGAGATAGCGGAAGCGACTGGGCAGGACGAGATGCCGGAGTTCCTGCAATGGCTGGCGATGGTTATTATCCATTGTCGGCCTCAGACTCACTGCGAGTTGCGCACACCGTGGAGATTATGGGGAGAATATATCAGCCCAGAGAAATCGCTGTTCGGCAAGGACGCAGGCGTCGGAGCGCCCATCGGTCGTATGACCTCACAGACAGGCATGGGCTTGTACTTGAACGACGAAGTGCGGTGGCTCAACGATGAGTGCGGCATACGCTCCACACTGTTCATGGATGACTGCGTGATGGTGGTGTCGGAGCGGCTACATTCTTACGCACTATCGTTATTCCCGGAGCTTCGGCGTCGGCTTGCAGCCAAAGGCGTGCGCATGAACGAGAAAAAGTTTTACGACCAGCCCTACCAGCACGGCCTCGAATTTCTCGGCTCGCACATCCACCCGTGGAGCATCATTCTGAATGATGCGACCTACGCCCGTGCCATCACCCGAATCCATGAGTACAACGCTATCCCAGCCTCCGAGAAGTACTTTCATGTCGATCGCTTTATTTCTACTATCAACAGCTACACTGGTCTGCTAAAGACCCGCGCCAGCTTTCGTCGCGTATGCCAGTTGCGCGACGCCATTGCCGACGATTGGTGGCAGTGGCTCGACTGGGACGCACGCCGTCAATGTGTTGTGAGTAAACCCCAACACACATTTCGCCAGAGATTATGTAAGAAGTATAATCTCAAATTGAAACGAATATGAAACAATCAGAAATCATCGAAGCTATCAACGCCCAGGAGAGTATTATTCTCGACCGCGAGGCTAAACTCTCGGCTACGGACTACATCGCTGCCAAGATTGCGGAAGGTAAGGCTACCAAGACGGAATATGCCGACAAGATAGCCGAGCGCCAGCAGTGGCGCGACGACATCAATGCTGCCAACGCGGAAATCGAGCGACTGAAGGCTATCGAGCCAGAACCGGATGAGCCGACTATGCCTGAAGCTGGAGAATAAAAAAGAAGGAGCCTCACGAATGTGGCTCCTTCTTTTTTTTACCATGATCCCTGGTGGCTATCCTGCCATTCTCCGTTCAGCGATAGCGACGTGCTACCGCCGGCGCTAAAAAGCGGGCCTGAATAATCGCTGACGCGGTTGGCCTTGAAGGGTGCTGATGTGATGGTGGCCGAGCCCAGCACGGCATCCGTGGCCGTGCGGCTGCTGATAGCTACGTCGGTGTTCCATTCTTCAGCCGTGGAGAATCCGAACAGTGAGGCTTGTACGCCCGTCTGTCCCTTGCTGGCATCGGGGATGGTGATGACGGTTGCGGCATCTGTCTGTGCGCTTGCAGGCTGTCCGGTCGTATAGTCCAGGCCATAGTACCATGTATGCGGGATAATGGATATACTGTTGGCAGCGGCGGGGATCTCATCGGTAAAGGTAAGGCGGATTTTGGTGACCACGCGGTCAAGGGTGACAGCACGATTGCCGTTGCTGGTGGCCACTACGCTGACATCGTATAGTTTCCAGAACGTATCGCGCACACTTCCGAATGTCAGGGTATGTGCCTCGGTGTTCAGTACGGGATCTACGCCACGGCTGGCAATGAAGTACACCTGATGTGAGCCGTATGCCAGATTCATGACGGGCTTGCCGAAGTCCTCGGCCGTGTTATCGCTCTGGTGTACTTGCTGAACGAGTGCGCCGTTCATATAGTCCAGCACCCACACATCTGTGAGGTCTTTGCCGTCGGCAGCCAGATAGCTACGGGTTTGTTTCCACTCGTTCGAGAAGTCGCCCTTGAGCGTGAAGGTGAACTTTTTTGTCCTTGCGTCGGATGGTTGCTCGGTGTTAGTTTGCTCCTCAGATGGAAGACTGTACTTTTCACACGCGGTTAAGGTTGCTACCGCGAGAGCCATTACAAGAATTTTTCTCATAGTTTTGTTTGTTTTGTGGTTAGTTGGCCCTATGGCCTATGTGAAGAAACGAAGAAACCAGAAAAATATTGCACGGTAAACCTCGGGCGCGTTTTTGCCCGCAGAGAAAAGGCAAAGGCGAAATGGCATATCAATCAGGATTTCTACATCATCGAGTGACCATCTGGAACAAGGTGGTATCGACGGGATTCGGCGACACGACGCAGTGGCAAGCAGATGGCACGGTGTGGGCAAATGTCACCTTCAGCAAGGGCGTGAAGGCTCTGCGAGAAGGTGCGCTCGATGCCTACGATACCGTCATCGTTCGCATGCGCTTCAATGACATCATCAACCGAGACTCGTTGCTGGTGCATGATGACAAAACGTATCAAATCCAATCATTCCACCGTGACCACCGCGAAAATATCATCCAGATAACAGCCGTTGAGATGGTGCAGCCTCCCACATTACTTCCCAACAACATCCTCATGGACGCTGACGGCACGGTTTTGACTGATGCCGACGGCGTGTATTTGACCGCAGACAATTAAAAACGACGAAATATGAGCGAATACAAGTTCCAACAAAAGGCACCAGTCATTCAGCAGATTCTGAATGATGTGGCCAACAAATCAACCAAGCATCATGGCGAGTTCAATGCCGGGAACATCACCGAAGAAGGATGGTATGACAGTATCGTGCAGGGACGGCCAGAGGGCAGCGAGAGTGATGAGAAGTATGTCCTCTACCAGAGCAGTAACGGCGGACAGCTGTGCTTCTCCCGCAGGAACAGCGGAAAGGTGTATGCAAGACTGGGCAAAGAACATCCTTGGGTGAATGTCTCGTACTGCGACCATAGCCTCGAACATGCTACGGCTATGGCTCTGATTACATACGGACAGCCGGACAGCATTAACGCGTCCACCATCTACGACTATTCCACGCATACGGCGGACGGGCTTCATCTTGATGCTAACACCGACTTGCTCGAATACTATGCAGGTGATGCCTTCGACGTAAAGCACTTCCACATCGCTCTGCCGATTACTTTGAAGCCCGACGATGTATTGAAGGTGCGCTGCATGTACCGTCGTGGTGGTAGCCATGACGGCGTGACCGTGTACAAGTACGACAGCGATGCCTACATCTATGTGAGCCGTAGTGCCGAGGAGGGTCACAATCTCGACCAGCTTGTTAGCGACTTCATCAAGGTCAAGCCTCTTGGCGGTCAGCATTACAAATTCACGGAAGAGCAGCAATCATGGCAAGACCTCGCATTTCTGCGGGACTCATTCTTTGCCAACGGAACCACCTACGGCCGTCACTTGGTCAAGGTGAATGCAGAAGCCCCAGGCGACTACTATCTGCACATCGTTGGCGACTTTGGCACTGCGGCCTCGTGGTTTGCTTTGGACTGCGTGGAGAAATATACGGCAGCAAGTAACGAATAACACGAAAGGAACTATGGCAAAACAGAAGACAGTAGCAATTATCAACTTCAACACCCCCGAACTGACGGAGGCTTGCATCCTGTCAATCAGGAAGCACGGCTGCGATTGGCCGGTGGTGGTGTTCGATAATAGCCGAGACGCGACCTTCCCTGCTGGTGAAGGAATGGCGGTAAGGGAACTGACGGCACGACCTTTCACGAAGAAGATGAAGGGCGTGAAGATTATCGACAACACGAAGGGGCAGCAGGTGGACTTCGAGAAGGCACTGCAAGCGTTTCCTGACAAGCACAAGCCTCATGCAGAGGTGAACGGCTGGGGGAGTGACTGCCACATGATGACGGTGGAGAAGTTGTGGGAGTTGTTGCCCGATGGTTTCATTCTCGTGGAGAGCGACCTATTGCTGCGGGAAAACCCATCCGTGATGTGGCGCGAGGAGTATTCCTTCTGCGCCTATGTGCAGAAGCAGCAGCTGGGCAATAAGTTCGGGAGGGGAAGAATCCTGCCGATGTTGTGCTATTTCAACGTGCCGAGGTTCAAGGCTGAGGGCGTTCACTATTTCGACCCCGACCGCTCGTGGATGTTGCACAAAGGCGAGGACAACCCTGCCAACTGGTACGACACAGGGACATCGCTCTTGGAGGATGTACTGAACCACCGTCCCCGACTGAAGGGCTTGCATGTGGACATCCGCCCGATGGTGGTACACTTGGGCGGTGGCAGTTATAAGAACGTCAGCCTGAAAGAACAAGCCGAGTGGCTGAAGAAGAACGAGGCATTGTGGAAGACTGAAAAGTCTGGTAAACCTGCAACCGCAAAACGTGCGAATAGTAAAGGCAAATGATTATG